TTTATTCCTCAGGAGGCATATAAGCCCCAGCGAATACATTAGGAGCTGTTACATGAACATCTCTTCTAATATCTGCTTCTGTTGTTTCTGTACTTGGATCATCAATATCTGCCTGACATTCCTCGTGTGTATTATACTCTTGACCCGTTTTAGTATTAGTGACAGTAGTCTCTACTTTTGCACTATAAACAGGAATTTCCACGCCATTAGGAAGTACGTCATAACGCAAAACCTTAGGCTCATCTACAATCTTTGCCATACTTATGTTTTATAGAGGAAAACACTAGAAATCAATCCAAAATCTGTCTTGTTTTGTCTTGTGAGCAGGATTCATTGGAAAACTGACTGAGAGTCTTTTTTCTATAGATTTAGCTTGATGATACACTCCAAGTGGAACAAAAACACAATCTCCTGGTTCCAATACTATTTCAAACTCATCTTTCACGGTAAAATTAGTTTTACCCTCAACTTGTATGATTAAGTTGTGACATACGTCCTTATGCATACCAAAGCCATCAGTATCCTTCTCATTGTCTAAAACAGAAAAAAAGATATGTGCATCACATGAATAACCCGTAGCCCACTCTAAATCATGAGAAATTTTATTTATTCTTTTATTGATTCTACTACAGTCTTGAATAAAACAAACATTATTTCTTGCATAATTATATATGTCTTTTGGAGCAATAACGTTAGGAACTGACTGCCATTCATTAGCAATATTTACTGGTTTACACTCAACACCTGTAGCATGAAACCTATCTGTGTTTAAAGGTGTATTTAATAAGGCTGCCAATTCTTGCCATGAAAAAATATCGTTAATCTTATTTTTATAGGCAAAAGGTTTTAATTCAGCTACCTGTTTACAAATTGACTCTTGAAAGTTGATCATCTTTACCTAGTACTCCTTTCACAAAGGTATTAAATGCTAAACTTATCCTAACTTGATCAGTTTTTACTGTGGGAACATTATGCATTAAACTTGAGGGAAATATTACTAGCATATTTTTACGTACAGGTAAATTATACAAACTAGAGTTATAAGAATTAAATGACTCTATTGATGGTCTTACCTGATCCACTCTTAAAGAATTGTCAAAAGATATGCAATCATCTTCAACAGTTTGTAGATAAAAAACACCTGCTAGTATAGAGTTTGGATGTTTATGTGTATGATGAAATTGATTCTTCTTTGTAAGATTTAACCAAGATTGTGTAATATATATTTCACTTTCTTTGACATGTTTTAAAGTTTCATAAAAATGAAAATTAATTTTATTCGTTAATTTTTCTTTTAAGATTGGTAGCTTTTCTAAGACATAAGTATCATATGAAGTAGTGTTGCCTGTGTTTTCGTATTGATCATTTAAACATAAATTTATAAATTTTTTATCTTCATCAGAAAAATTAACATCAATATCATGTACGCTAATAGCTGTAGGAAATATACTAATAACTTCACTCATGAGTTTTTAATGCTACTGACATTCTAAATGAGTTTTGTTTAATATTAGGTAAAGCTCTGTGTGATATGTTAGCTTTGAACTTTACGACTCTATTAAATTTAGGATAAATACTACAAGTGGTATTATTATCAAGAAGAAACTCAGTGCCTCCGCCATCATCCAAGTCCCACTCATCTGTATATATAAGATAAGTCATATCACCGTCATCCGCATGAAAACCACTGTGTTGTGTCATAGTTTGACCATTTGCATAAGACCTTATTATTTTATTATTAGTAATTACTTTAAAAAAATCTGTTTGTTTTTCGGTTAGAGGTTGATACCAAAATTTATTATCTTCACCAACCGTGCCAGAGCTTCCTTTATACTGCCAATTACCTTCTTTAATTTGTTTATTTATTTCTATTAATTGATCACGATCATAGAAATTATCTTGATACCAAACATTGTCTACAAATTTATTCATGTAAATGTAAATACTGCTATTGCTCTAGGACCATTTCTAGGGAAAATCATGTAATGTGGTGCAGAACTAAAGCAAGCTCCCATATATTTTTTTGGTGATATTGTATGTTCAATTTTTGACTTATCTTGTGATAAAACAACTGTATTAGCTATAGGATCACAGTCATTTAAATATATCAATAATTGATTATGAGGATAAGGATGATCTATATGTGTAGGACATTTTTCTGTGACTCCCGCAAAGGTAATGTTTACGGATATTCTATAAATATCTGTGAGGGTATAATCAATCGAACTTGTAAATTCTTTAAGTATTTTTAAAAAAGGTTCTCCATAATTAGAGTTAAAAACTTCTCCTTCGTTTCTTTCCTCAGGTCTTCTAAGTATATCGTGCCCCATATATGCATTGTTATCAGGCGGATCATATATGGTATGTGCGTTAAAATAATATGGAAAAGAACTGCTCAATACTTTGTTTTCAATAAAGTCAACGCTATCTTTTGATAAAAAATTTTCGTTAGTAATAAACATTATGTTTATGAAAATCATGAAATGAAACACCTTCTTCATTACATTCTTTTTTCCATTTTTCCTTTCTTTCCTTTAATTCTTTCATTATTTCTTCAGCCCTTTCTTTTATATCTTTCATTGTAATGTCCTGTAATTTTATCATATTTTCATCATTAGGTTTCCAATTCATACCTGTCGCTATACAATGTGCTCCTCCTTGTGTGTCAAAAGAAAAATTTTCATCTCTTAAAAATGCGTGATTTAATAAGGTGTAAACTGACGTAGGCTGTAATGTATACAATTTTTCGTCCCAAGTTTTATTAAAATTTGCTTTCCAATAAGGTGTGTCAGTTCTATGTGATAAAGCGTAATGAAGAGCTACAAAGTCTGCAAATGGTTTAAATATTTTTTTACAACCAAATGTATAGTTGTCTTTATCCCATTGACTTATCTTTTCTCTTTGCATCTGTCTAACTAAAGTAATTAAAAACTGATGAACAGTGTATAAACCGTTACTTTCTAAAGGTTCGATAAAACCAGCAGATAAACCAACAGCGCATACATTTTTTACAAACAGTCTTCTATGTATTCCCACTCTCATTTTTATTTTATTAAACTCCAAATCTTTTTTTCCTAGATAATTTTTAAAATCTGACAATGCATCTTCATCACTAGTAAATTTATCTGAATAAACATAACCTGTACCAATTCTATTCCACAAAGGTATATTCCATATCCATCCATTATTATGAGCAGTGCAATTTGTGTACGGCACTAATTCTTTATCTTTATCTTTGTAAGGTATTTTAGTTGCCCAAGCTGAATTATTTGGCAATAAATCTTCATAAGATTCAAAAGGTTCTTTAAGAGTTTCTCCAAGTAATATAGATTTAAAACCTGTACAGTCTATATAAAGATCGGCTTCATGTTTTCCATTCAGTGATTTTATTCCATTATCATCTTGTTCAATATCTTTGATATGCTCCGAGATATATTTTAACCCTTTAGGTATGCAATATTTTTTTTTAAGCCAATCGGCAAAAAGCTTTGCATCGAAATGATAAGCAGTTTCTTTTTTAAAATTAACGTGCTCGTGCATTAGTCCTGACTCTATTTGAGTCATGGCCTCATAATTATAAGAAGCATAGGTATCAATAGGTAAATCAGAGTCTGCTGTTTTACATAACCACCAATCATCTAAAGGATATTTAATTTCTCCGAATGGATAATGAAAGCTCTCACCTTTTTTATAAAAATCAGTGAACTTTATGCTTAGTTTGTAAATAGCATTACAATCTCTCATAAAGTCTTCATCTTTGATATCTAAAAGTTTAAGCCATGACCTAAAACCTAATATTGTACTCTCACCGACACCAACAGTTTTTTCTTGAGGAGACTCTATAAGTTTTATCTCATGTTGTGGAAATAATTTAACTAATGTCGCTGCAGTCATAAAACCTGCTGTACCTCCCCCTAGTATACAAATCTTCATTTAAGTCCTTTCCATGTGTCTATTTTTTGATAATTAAAAGCTAAACTTATTCTTAAATCACTATCTTTGTGAGGTAAAACTCTATGTAATTGATCATCATTAAAAATTAAAATGTCACCAACTTCAGGTTTGTGCTCAATCCTCTCTTCAATGCCAAACTCTATTGAACTTGACATAGGTGTAAAATAAACCACACCACAAATATATTTTACAACTTCATCTTTATGATTATGAAACTCTTGATAAAAACCTTTTTCATATATATTGACCCAAGACTTTTTTATATATCCTTCAAAAAACTTATTATTGTTCAACATGTACGCATGTATGCTTTCAAGAATAGAAAATTTTAATGGCCATAATTCTTTAATATTTAATATGTTGTCGGTAAGGTTGAATGATGTTCGTATATCGCAGTTCCAACTTACTTCGTTCATAGACTTTTTCATATCTTGTATTGTGCTCAAAGAAAGATCTATAATGTCTTTTTTTATTTGTGCTCTAAAAATATTCATAAATGATAAATTATGTAAAACGTTGGTTCTTTAATTTCTTGTATTTTAATTTTTGTACCTTTGCGAACAAAAATAGCTCCTTCTTTTTTGAGTATTTTTATCTTACCATTTAAACTACATTTTAAAAGCCCATAAGCATTTTTTATTATAATATGGTAATCATAAGAAAAACTTATTGATTTTATTGGTTTACTGCCCAATCTCATATGTCCGCTAAAATTTAAATTTCTACCTAGTATTGATGAAAAAAGATTACAAGCATATGTTAAATTTTTTGTTAAAGTTTGACATCGATGCAATATCAATTCTTCTCCTGCGAGATATCTGCAAGTATTTTCAAAAGCATCAGCAAAGTTGTCTTCTTTAAAATCACTTTCTACTACTTTGCCACTCAATGTTACGACTTCAATTGAAGGTTGTTTTTTCTCATACTCTCTAGGCCATCTATATCTATCTGCTACTTTTTCTAATATGTCTGTTTCTTTTATTTTTAAAACTCTGTATTTTGCAAGTTTAGAAAATTGATGTCTAACAATATCCTCATTCTTAATAATGCTCTTCATAAGATCTTGTAGATAGGTAACAAACTCATAACTAAGAATCTGTTTCTCCGCAATTCTTCTTTCTATTTCTTTAGGGAGCGGAGGTTTAACTAATTCCATAAAAATCGCTCACGTTTGATGCGTACCATATGGCTAATGTGAATCTGTTGCCTTTGATTTCATTTACACCGTGCCTAAAAGCTCTTCCATCAAAGAACAAGGATCTACCTAACTTAGGTGGGACTGCAAAATCGTCTTCAAAAAATGTTTCTCCACCTTTATAGTCCTCATTAAGGTATGTTATAGAGGTCATTACAGTTGAAGTTCTTGCATCATCTACGTGTAAACCGTGTGAAGTACCTTCAGATCTGTGAACTACCTGACAAAGTTCAGGATAAACTACAGCTCCTTTTGTGCTTAAAAAAGTTGTCATACCAAATATTATTTTTTTTGCTAATTGATCGTATTGATTTTCTACTTGCGCTAAATTTAGTGTATTTGTGCTGTGCCACAATTTAGTTAGTGGCCTGTTGTTTTGATAGAGATTAATTAATGCGTCACAGGCTTCTTTATTCAACATCCCATCTTGTATTAATCTCATTATAGTTGTTGCTTAATCTCCAATATAGAAACATCTGAACTAAGAGTTGTTGCATCGGCTTGAAGTTTTAAAGCGTCTCCAGCAGCATAAACATAAGGACCATTGAGTTGCTGAGTCGCTCCGTGAGCCACGGTTATATTATTAATTTCTACGTCTGATGATCCATTGTTATGAAATAACTTTACAACAACATTTCCTGAGCCCGCACTGTTATGAAGTATAATTGTTTTAACAATAAAAGTTGAAACAGGTATTGGTGGTGACGTTGCAACATCAGCTGTTGGAACTGTAAAAATAGTGTTAACAGCTGTGTTAGGAGCTGTTTGTGTAAATCTTTTAAATACGTCAGCCACTAAAGAACCATGCCCTTCTTGTTGCCTCTTCTTGAGTGTCTTGTGTATATTGAGTATTCAACTGTTGAATTAATTCTTCTAATTGTCTAATAAGTTCAGCAGACTGTTGAGCATCATACTCAGGTCTTGGATCAGGAAATCTTTGTAAAACTAATTTAGCCATTATCTTCTGCCATCAGGTTGTATATCAAATCTTTGAGTACCCGCCCTCCAAGATGTGCCTGTAGTGTTAGACACAAGATTAACAGTAAACTCTCTTCCTCTGCCTCTTAAACTAACAAACTCTGTACTATCAGTAAAGCTAGCAGTTTTTGTGACACTTATACTATTATTTGGATAATTTTTAAACTCTAACTTTGCGTTCAAAACTCCTTCTTGATTTTGTATATCAGGAATTAATTTTGATACAAATGAAAACTCATCACCTGTCCCTAATTCTACTGCACCTGACTTTACATAAGCTGTAATTGCTGCTCCATCAGCATCATTTCCTGTCTCATGTATAAATGCTTGACTAGATCCTGCTGTTAGTCCGAGAATAACTTCGTTGTTAGCTATTGCTGAAGGAAAGAATTCAGTAGCTATAGGGCTATCATAAACTTCTCTATCAATCCACGTTGATCGAGCTAATGTTCCTGTCCACCAAGTTCCCTCTAAATAATTATAAGCTACAATAGCGTTTATTTGATCTGATCCTGTTCTAGGGTAAAACCATAATATTTCATTGAATTCACCGTTATGTCCTGCAAAAGCATTTTCTGCTCCTGTTTGATTTATGTTATCAAAAACAAACTGTTCTACAGTGCAAG